CATGTGCGTCTCAGTCAGCTTGGCAAAGACTACGTGTCTTACCAATTTGGCTGGAAACCCATGATTGACGATGTCAAGAAGCTACTTGAGTTTCCTAGGACGTTGCCCGCTCGCGTTGAACTGCTCCAACGTCAGATCCTCAAGGACCAGACGTTCCATTATCGACAAAAGTGGTTCGATGATGGACCTGGTACTCAGTTCTCCATTCCCTATGATGCTATCAACGAGGTCAATAAAGGCATCGAAGAAGCGAATCGTCGTGAGATACTATTGCACGCAATAGTAAATTGCAACGTTCGTTTTCCCGCTGTCTTACCTGGCCTTCCTGATGAGTTTTCATGGGCGCGTATCGTTGGACTCGATCCTACTATCAGCGACCTTTGGAAGCTGATACCTTGGACTTGGCTCATCGATTGGTTTCTTGACTTCGGCGATTACATCGAAGCAATCGCCGAATTTAATCAAGAGAACTCTGTGATCAACTATGGTATGCTGTCATGTAAAATGAAGACACACCTGTTGACACAACGCACGGTAGAACGCTCATGTAGGACGATTCGGAAGTATAACTCAGTTACCATGCAGGATACAACATCCAAATGGAATGTTGTAATACCCTGTACAGGCATACTTGAGAGTTATGTACGAACCGATGCGTCATCCATAAAAGGGATCCAATGTGCAAGCACAATGTCTGGCCTGTCCACTTGGAGGGCTTCAATTCTTGGTGCGCTTTTTGCGGCCAAGAAATTGTAACACCACACCTGGAGAACCCTGATGCTTCTCGATCCTCTTCCTATTGCAGCTTCTGCACCGAATCCCGCTTACTCCTTCGCCATCGTTAAAACCGATGGTTACGGTACTGAGCGGCGTGATTCTTCGACCGGTCTCATGCTGACTATCACCCATAGCAAGGGCAAAAGCGGCGATCGACACTATGTCAAAGTGGCATCGACTGTCGACGCCGTCAATCCTTACACTGGACTGACTCAGCGTCAAACCGCGACTGTTTCACTGTCGGTTTCCGTTCCGTCTTTCGGCTTCACTGAGACTGCGATGGTGAACCTTATTAAGGCTCTCACCGACACTCTCGCTGACGCTGATTTTACGGCAACGAAGTTGCTGCAGTTCCAAAGTTGATCGAGCGGCTTCAGGCAAGATAGGATTTCTCAAGGAGGACCCTATGAAAAGCTTGAAGCTTCTCCTCATGTTACTTGACGATGTCAAGCAACAGTACCCAGAGCACAAGACCTCAATTGACCGC